AGTAAGGTCTTGTGCGTTACCAACAGCTTGTTGCGCATCGGCCACGTCTGCCTGTTGGGCAATGACATCTTGATTTTGCTGTGCTATTTGTGCATCAATCGCTGTAGTGTCTTGTCCAGTCAAGGCCAGTTGTGCTTTTTGAGCCTGCAGGTTAGTAAGTCTAGCCTGGTCTACTGCTAGTCCTTGTGTTGCAAAGCTCAATTGATCTGTTGGGCTGAATCCGGCCATATTTTATTTCCCTAAACTAAAAAGTCATAAATAGTAATAGTACCACATTACCGATACCATTGCTTATGATAGTATTTATTTGCTACAATAAGTGGCAGTTTTATAAAGGACAACTCTGACAATGAAACATAATTATCTCAACAACAAAGACATTCTCAAGGAGATTCACAAGAGTAAAAACACCTACTGTTGGTACAGCGCACCTGAAGATAACAATTACGATATAATTGTTTCATTGAACCCCAAAGGTACAATAGCTAAGAAAGATGTGCTACAAGGTCGTAAAAATCGTGCAGAACGATTGGCAAAAGTTGCACACGAGCTGGCCACAGCGGATGGTACAAAACGCAAGCTAGACGAATTTGAAATCAAATACACAAAAATACCTGCTGAGGATGTTGTGTTCCGTGTTATGACCTGGGCACATATCCCAATTGATGATGTAAAGACCAAGAAAGCACAGCTGGCAGAAGAAGAAAATCCCAGTGAAACTGAATACGACGATGATGGTGTTGAACTGATTAAAAGCCAGACCAAGTATGTAAAGGTTAACTTTCCTCCGTTCCAGCACTGGAAAATCAATGAAGAAGGTGAATACTATACCGTAGGCATCAGTCACTGGAAAGGTGATCTAGAAACTGGAGCATACTCTAGAGATCATGGCATGATGACCAACAAACTGGCACTGATGTTTATGAAACTGTGTGAACGCTATGCCACAAGATCAAACTGGAGAGGATATACCTACAATGACGAAATGCGAAGCCAAGCCCTGTTACAACTCAGCCAAATTGGACTGCAATTTGACGAGTCAAAATCGCAGAACCCTTTTGCGTATTATACTGCCGCTATCACTAACAGCTTTACTCGTGTCTTGAACATTGAGAAACGCAATCAAAATCTACGTGACGATATCTTGGAAATGAACAACCTTAATCCAAGCTACACTCGTCAGAATCAAAACAGTGGTAGCTCCTGGGGTGCGGGTAGTAGCACCGGTGGCACCTACGAAGAGTAGATTATCAAAAGACTTGTGATCACGGTCACAAGTCTCTATACTAGAATTCTATGACTAATTTATTCAAGAAGGCCGCGGTCTTCACAGATATACATTTTGGACTAAAATCTAATAGCACACTACACAACGAAGACTGTTTAGCCTTTGTCAAATGGGCAGTAGACAAGGCTGTTGCTGAAGGATGTGAAACTTGCCTGTTCTTGGGCGACTGGCACAACAACCGTGCGGCCATCAATATTCTCACACTAAACTACAGCCTCAAGGCCCTGGAGTACATGAATGACAATTTTGACAATGTTTATTTTATTCCTGGTAATCACGATCTTTATTATCGGGACAAAAGAGATGTTCAAAGCGTTGAGTGGGCGCGACATCTACCTAACATCCATATTGTCAATGATTGGTTTGACAGTGGTAACGTTGTTATTGCTCCTTGGCTTGTAGGCAACGATCACAAGAAGCTGGTTAAGAAAAAAGGCAAGTACTGTTTTGGGCACTTTGAACTGCCTGGTTACTTTATGAATGCCATGGTTCAGATGCCAGACATTGGCGAAGCCAGGGGCGAAGATCTAGCAGGCTTTGAGCATGTGTTTACTGGACACTTCCATAAGCGACAGACAAACAACAACATCACTTATATTGGCAACTGCTTTCCTCACAACTATGCAGACGACGGCGACGAAGATCGCGGCATGATGATACTGGAGTGGGACAAAGAGCCAGAATTCCACGCATGGCCCGATCAGCCCACATATCGTGTGCTAGGACTTAGTTCTATAGTCACAACTCCTGAGCTGATCTTTAAGCCAAAAATGCATGCTCGTATCAATATTGACATTGATCTCTCTTATGAAGAAGCAAACTTTATCAAAGAAACCTTTGTTGAAACTTACAAATTACGTGAACTCAGCTTGATTCCACGCAAGGAAGTGACTGTTAACGAAACAGCCACAGGTGGCGAAATTGTATTTGAAAGCATTGACACAATCGTGCAAAATCAAATAAATGCAATCGACAGCGAGCACTACGACCGCAACCTATTACTAGACATCTATAGGAACTGTTAATGTTTTTAATCAAAGATCTGACTGTAAAGAATTTCATGAGCGTGGGCAATGCTACCCAAGCGGTTAAGTTTAACCGCAATGACCTCACGCTGGTTCTTGGGCAAAATCTAGATCTTGGGGGTGACGACACAGGCGCACGTAACGGCACAGGCAAGACCACAATCATCAATGCGCTGAGTTATGCGCTGTATGGTAATGCGTTAACCAATATCCGCAAGGAAAACTTGATTAACAAAACCAATGCCAAGGGCATGATGACCACAATTGAGTTTGAAAAAGACGGCATCGCCTACAAGATTGAACGTGGGCGTAAGCCCAATGTGCTCAAGTTCTTTGTAAACAACCAAGAGCAGGAAGCAACAGACGAAGCACAAGGCGACAGCAGAGAAACACAAGCAGAAATAGAACGTCTGTTGGGCATGAGCCACGAGATGTTCAAGCACGTGGTGGCCCTCAATACCTATACAGAGCCTTTCCTCAGTTTAAAAGCGGCTGATCAACGTACCATGATTGAACAGTTGTTGGGTATCACTCAGCTGAGTGAAAAAGCAGAATCTCTCAAAGAACAAACAAAGCTGGCCAAAGAAGCAATCACAGCAGAAGAATATCGCATCAAGGCTGTGCAGGATGCTAATGTTCGCATGACTGAACAGATTGAAAATCTTAAACGTCGGCAGAACATGTGGATCAAAAAGAAAAACGAAGATCTAGATTCGCTGGCCACTGCCTACGGAGAGCTGGACAAGATTGATATTGAAGCAGAGCTTAATGCACATCACCTGCTGGCAGAGTACAAGAAAAAGAAACTGGAAATAGATCAACTTAAAAACTACATTGCACAAAACCAGCGTGACGAAGCACGTGAACAACGAGCAATGGAAAAACTCAAGGCTGAAATTGCCAGCTTAGAAGATCACAAGTGCCATGCATGTGGACAGGATCTACATGATGCTAATCACGAAGACCTGTTGGAGTCAAAACGCAAAGAGCTACAGGAAACTGCACTCAATGCACTAGCGGCCAATACACAGTATATTGAAAACACAGACAAGTTAAAAGAACTAGGCGAACTGGGCACACGGCCCACAACATTCTACGACAAGGAAGCAGATGCATTTGAGCATCGTGCGAGCCTGGGCAATATACTGAGCCAGCTTACTGCTAAACAGGATGAAGCAGATCCGTATGCTGAACAGATCGTAGAAATGGAATCTAAGGCAGTTGAAGAAATTGATTACACAGAAATGAATCGCTTGACTCAACTGCGTGATCACCAGGAGTTTTTATACAAACTGCTGACCAACAAGGACTCGTTTGTGCGCAAGCGGGTCATGGATCAGAACTTGAACTATCTGAATCAGCGTCTCAGCTACTACCTAGACGCCATTGGCTTGCCGCACACAGTTATCTTCCAAAACGATCTGACTGTTATGATCACTGAACTAGGACGTGACCTAGACTTTGATAATCTATCACGTGGCGAAAGAAATCGTTTGATACTATCACTGAGCTGGAGTTTCCGCGATGTATGGGAATCACTGTACCAACCAATCAACCTGATGTTTATCGACGAAGTTGTAGACTCTGGTATGGATTCCAGTGGTGTTGAAGCCGCACTTGCTATTCTTAAGAAAATGGCACGTGACCGTAACAAGAGCGTATGGCTAGTAAGTCACAAAGACGAGCTGGTTAGCCGCGTGAACAATGTGCTAACTGTAACAAAAGAGAACGGGTTTACCAGTTATGGCACGGATTTAGAGGCAGTAAACTGAAATTTTTACTCCCTAGAGATTACAGGTAAATTAGTATACACATGACAAGTCCACAAAAAGCAAAAGGTAACAGTTGGGAACGCAAGGTAGCGGATCATCTTACAGCATTGTACGGTGAGAAGTTTCTACGAGTACCCGGCTCTGGCGCTTATATTGGGGGCATGAATGTGCATCGCAAAGAGACTCTGCACGAAGCACAGGTCCGTAGTTTCAAAGGGGATATTGTTCCCGGCGAAAGTTTTCCGCGCCTGAATGCTGAATGCAAAAGTTATAAAGACTTTCCATTTCATCAACTCTTTCAAGGCTCATGCAAGATCTTAGAAGAATGGATTTCTCAGTGTATGGATGTCGCTGACGAGGGTGACTTCAATATCATTTTTATGAAATTCAATCGCAAAGGTATGTACATAGCAATCCAGGCTCAGCCCAATACATCTTCCTTATTTTTTACAAGACACTTTAATTATGGCTCCGCTCATCATGGTCATTGGTTCATTATGGACTACGATCTATTTTGGGAACTAAACGCAGACAAGGTCAGAGACCTCTGCAAATAAACAGTTTATAGCTCGCACAGGCCAATTTCGTGTGCCCTAAACCTGGATCTTGGATCACAGGGATGGAAAACCTCTTGCTGTAAAGAGTACTCAATCACTATCCTTCACAGGACGACGATCGCGAAATGCCGTGGTTTGATTGTTTGAACAGAATTTAAAGGCAAAAAGAGTAGAGAAATTCTACAGGTCGTACAGCATGTTAGCGTATGTGTGTGCGATTGCCGTTGTTATAAAGACGCAACTCGAGGTACCGGACAACCGCCTCTGTAATTGTTGTAACGCTATGTGGCTATCAGAACTCGGATGAAGCTAACCTTTGCCCTGTGCGGGCAAAGTGTGACCATAGAATCTGGATGAAACTTAATTCGCTGAAGCGTATTAATTTTAATGCAGATAATAATATCATTGAGCGACAGCGAAGTGATAGACTAGCGTAGCTAGTCTTAAAAGAATGGTAACCCTGAATCCTTAGTAGATTTCATGTTGTCTTTGATAATCTCATTGATAATATCTTTTTCAACTTGACCCAACATCATGGCATCCTCATAGGATAGCCCGCCACGCATCCACCAACTAAAACGCAATGCTTCTTCACGGATGCTTCTTGCCTCCTTCTCCATGTTCTCAATGAGCTTTTCTATCTGCTCATCGTTCAGTCTTAGGAGGCGCGAACGAAAAAATTTGCGTAGTCGAAAGTGATCTCCATCTCATACTCAGCACCACAGTGAGTGCATGCTGTGTGCTGTGGAGGAACTGTGCCTTCACGTGCTATGTCCTGATATGCGGTCTGGATCACTTCGATTGTACGTGCATCAATGTTTTTGTAAAAGTCCAAGATATAGTTCTTTTCACGTACAACTGCGGCTTCTGTACCATCTGGATTCATGATAGTGATGAAGTCGGTGCTGTCTGCTAGTACCATGCTGTTCAGGTCCACGATACGTCCCATTTGGGTAACAGCTTCGTTTACCTTGTTTTCATCATTGTCTGGCATCTGATCAATGCTCTGAGCTAGTCGCTGTATTTCAAAGTTGGCTTTGTTTGTTTGATTCATGCCAAAATAGATCAAGGGTTTGAACTTGATCTTGATCGTGTCTAATTCAAATTCCTTGTCAAAGTCTGGTGCTTTGATCCTTTCCAGCATGGTGCGCAGGTCCAGCGAGTATGTGTTGGCTTCTTCGCATTTTGGACAAGTGCCTTCAAAATCCATGTTATGTCCATAGCTGGCAATGCGCATGGCAATCAGCGTAGCATCCACATCTGGGCTGGGCATTTTCCATGCATCTTTGATTTCTGGAATACAGCTCTGAATAACATCAACCATGCCTTGACCGTTGATCAGCGCATCTGGTGTGCGCAACAAAATCTCGTCCTTGCTGGTCATTGGATAAACTGCCAGTTCGCCTGTTGCAGACTGTGTTAGTGAATTTCCAGTCCACCACTTGCCTCTGCTGGGCAGAGTAAAGTAGATTGCAGGCTGTCTAAAGTACTTGCTTAACGGATTGTTCTGTTGAGCTTGGTTTGGTAACCCTTGAAAAGTGGCCATTTTTTGATCCCCATAAATAATTGATATACGTTTATTTATAGGTAAAAAACCACTGTGTCAAATGAATTAACTCCAGACGAACTGTACCGACTTAAAGAAGCAATAGCTGTGCTCACAGAGTCAGTATCTCAAGCGGCTGAAAAAATAGCCAAAGAAACTGGTGTAGCTTTTTCTGACCTTACAAGGTCTGTGCAAGCAGGTACAGCCGCACAGAACAGGGCCAACAGGTCTTCTGAGGTCGCACTTAAAACTGCGGATGAAATACAAAAATCCAAAGAAAAAGAACAGCGAACGTTAAAAGAAGCTGAAGAGCAACTGGCTAAACTTAACAAAACTTTTAAAAACACACAGGAACAGCAGGGCAAGGTATTTAAAACCGGCGCTATGCTTAACCAGGTATTTGGCACAACAGGTGCAAGTACAGAAGCTTTCCAGAAACAGGCCAGTCGCATTAGTCAATCATTGAGTAGTGCGCACTATCAGCTGGACCTATTGCAAAAAGCACAGGCCAACGGTGAACCAGTCAACACCGAGCACATCAAGACTATACAAAGTCAAATAAAAACACTTAAAAGTCAAGAGTACTCTCTGAAATTCGTCACTGAAGCCAGTACTCTGGTTAGAAATGGATTTGGACAACTCGGACAACTGCTAGTAAAACAGTATCAAATTGAAGCACAGTATCAAGGCCAGTACATGCAACTGATGTCGCAAGGTGCTGACGGGTTCCAGTTACTGGGTGCGGCGCTGAACAAAAACGTTGACATGACCAATGCGTCTAGTCAAGCCATGGCCAACTTTGCTCAGACAGCAGGTCAGGCCATGCAAAATATGGGCGGCAAGATACTGCCCTTGGTTGGACTTGGATTAAACCTATTAGGACATGCGGCCAGTGCGGCGGCAGATGCGGCCGCACAGTTGGCCAAGCAGGGTATCGCTATCCTCATGGCAGAAGGTAGCAAACTGATCAAAACATACCAGGAAATGGGCCAGACCGGCATCATATTTGGCAATGGTATGCAGGGCATGATTGATGCCACTCACGGAACCAAACTGCGACTGGAAGAAATGGCCGCAGTTGTCAAGAACAACAAAGAAGCATTTGCTGGTGCCAATATGGGACTTGCTGATGCTACCGCTAAGGTAGGTGCAGTTGCTAGAATACTGGGTAGTGCTACTGGTAATTTTGCCAAGGCAGATAAACAGTTGCTGGCACTGGGCTACAGCTACGCTGATCAAGCAGACATGGCGGCTGAGACTCTTTCTATGATGAGCAAAAACAAAGCGGAGGCAAAGCCCAGCAATGAAGCAGTTGCTCAGGCAACCATGGACTATGCAAAGAATCTTTCTATCATGGCTCAGCTCACCGGCGAAGACATGAAGGCCAAGAAGAAAACAGTCCAGGCTGAAATGGACAATCTAGCGTTCCAAGGCAAGCTGTCAGAAATGCCAAAGAAACAGGCCGAAGCCCTGCAAAGGAGCATGGAAGGCATGAGCGCGGCACAGCGCAAGGCAGTACAGGACACAATTTTGTTTGGCGCTGTGCGTGACAAAGACACAGCCATCACTCTATCACAGAACAGAGGCGAACAAAAAAGCGTTAATGAACTAATGGCGGCCTATAGAGATGGGTCACTGACTCTAGAAAAAACCAGAAAGATCAATGCGCAGAACGCAGAACTAACCAGAGCAGATGCTCAGAAGAGTGCTAAGACACTGGGACTAGCGGCCGCGGCAGGTGTACAGTCAGTGCAAGGATCTGCTACACAAACCAACGAAATACTAAAACGTTCTGGACAGATCACAGAAAAAAACGAAAAGAAAGCCACACAGAGTACAGAAACACTGCAAGAAGGGGCCAAGACAGGCAAAGGCGATAAAACAACTGAAACATTATTACAAGCTCAAGAGCTAGGTGCAACAGCGGCCAAAACCATGCAAGAAATTGCGGTTAGTAAACTACCACAGTTCTTAGAAGAAATGAAAAAGGCTGTTAACGGACAAATTGCCGCACTCAAGGCCGCAGGCATTCCAACCGGCGGTGGCGACAAGTACAGCAAGTTGTTGGAAAAATATCTACCATTGATTCTAGGAGCTCTAATAGCTATACAGGTCGGCAAAGGAACAATAGACACAGTCAAGTCATTGAAGAGCATGTTCAAAGGCAAGGCCAAAGAAGGTGTTGCTGAGTCAGTACAAAAAAGCGCACCTAAAGCAATTGAACGTGCAGAACGTGCGGCTAAATTTAAGCCTGAGGAATTACTAGACAAGAATGGAAAGCAACTAAGCGGTGCGGCAATGGATTCTAAACTTAATAAGTTAGAAAAAGCCGCAGGCGGAGTTGAAAAAGCGGCAGAAAACAGCAAAGGCCTAATGGGCAAGGTCACTGAAAAGTTTTCATCGGCTGTTAAAGGACCACTTGGTAAGTTAGTCAAAGGTACAGCCATATTAGGCACTGTGTTAAATGTAGGCATGGCGGTCAAAGACGTTGCTGATGCGCAGAAAAATTACGAAAAAGCCAAGAAGGCTGGCGACAAAGAAGGCATGAAAGAGGCCCGGGCAAAGCAGGGAGAAAGCGTTGGTAGCGCGGCCGGCGGAGTAGCAGGAGCGGCTCTAGGTACCTTACTTGGTGGCCCAATTGGCACAGCCATTGGTGGGTACCTAGGTGCTGAGCTTGGTGGCATGCTGGGCAAGTATGCAGGCCCTTACTGGGATATGGCCAGCGCAGGCATAGGCAAAGCATATGATACTATTAAAAACGGCATCACTGGCTTTATGAAAGAGATTCCAAAGTACTTCCAGAGTGCAATGGCATGGATCACAGGACTACCTGAAAAGATCAAAGAAGGCATGGCTGGTATTGGAAAATGGCTAAAAGAATCAATTAAACAGTTGCCAGCATCACTTAAAGGTTTATGGAAATCCATCAAAGATGGAGTCATGGGTGTTTTCACTGGTGTTGGAAAAATAAAATGGGGCGATATTTTTAAAGGTATTGGAACTACCTTGATGGCCATAGGTACCGCAGTATTTGATTCAGTACTGGCTATTGGAAAAGGTCTATTTGATATATTCACGGAAGTGGGCCCTGTGCTGTGGGATGCTGTTAAAGATATCGGCTCGTGGATCTGGGATGGTGTAAAAGATCTGGGCTCAATGATGTGGGATGGCATAAAAGCCATACCGGGTCTCTGGTGGGATGCAGTTAAAGGTATCAGCTCATGGGTATGGGAAGGCTTGAAAAATATTGCTCCTAAACTCTGGGATGCATTAAAAGACACAGGTGCTAAACTATGGGAAGGTGTTAAAGACATTGGTACCTGGATCTGGGACGGAGTCAAAGACATCGGAAGCAGGCTATGGGACGGAGTCAAAGACATCGGAAGCAGGTTGTGGGACAGTGTTAAAGACATTGGTACCTGGATATGGGATGGTGTTAAAAATATCGGAAGCAGACTATTTGACACAGTTAAAAACATAGGCAACTGGATCTGGGACGGAATTAAAAATTCACCGGTTGCCAAGCTAGGCGAGTTTGTAATGAGTAGCCTGAGCAAACTTGGTACCTGGGTCTGGGAACAGCTGGGCAGTATTGCAGGCCGTGTGTGGGATAGCCTCAAAGGTATTGGCGGCTGGATCTGGGATGCAATCAAGAACTCACCTATTGCCAAACTAGGTACCTGGATTTTTGATGCAATCAAGAATTCACCAGTGGGTCAACTTGGCTCCTGGATCGGTGACATGGTCATGGCAGGAGTAGGCAAGGTCAAAGAGTGGATGAGCACATTCATGGACTGGATTAAAGAAAAAGCGCAGAGCTTAATTCCAGACTGGGTCAAGAGCATGATGGGTGATAAGCCTAAGCCTGCTGAAGCACCAAAATCTGCATCTACCACTACACCTGCACCCGCACCTGCGGCACCTGCTAAAACAACAGCCACACAGACAACAACAGCAACAGCTAAACCAGTAACAGCCACTCCTGCTCAAGCAACTCCTGCGCCTGTGCAAGCAGGACCAAAATCTCCTAGTCCAGCACCTGCCGCAACAGCACCGTCTAGATCAGTTCCTGCACCTACAGCGACACCAACTGAGAAACCACTTACTCCTGAGGAGAAAAAAGATGTTAATGCGGCCATTGCTACTCACACCAAGTACACAAACGATCTGTTAACAGCATTGAAGAATGACATGGGTGCAACAAATAGACAGATGATTGCGCAACTAGCACAGCTGGCCAGCTATGCAAGTAATACTGCGGATGCTACTAAAAAGATACAGAAGCAGGGCGCATAGCCTTAAATATAGCATTAGAGAGAATATCACATGTCCTGGAAAAAATATTTTAGAGGAAGTAGTTTACCGCAAAACATCAGTCCGGTCGCGGCCGGATTTCAAAGAAGTATGGATCCAGGCTATCGCAACTATCAAAGCCAGTTGCCAGAAGTCTATGTTGGGCATCCAAACAGATTAGAACGCTATAACCAGTATGAGCAAATGGACATGGACTCTGAGGTCAATGCGGCTCTGGATATTATTGCTGAATTCTCTACACAGGTCAACGTTGACAACAACCTGCCTTTTACCATACATTTTCGTAGTAACCCAACTGACAATGAAATTAAAATCATTAACGAGCAGTTGGATCAATGGTGCAAACTAAACGAACTAAACAAACGTGCATTCAAGATCTTCCGTAACACCATCAAGTACGGCGATCAAGTGTTTATCCGTGACCCAGAAAACTTCAAGCTCATGTGGACAGAAATGAGCAAGGTTACCAAGGTTATTGTTAACGAAAGCAAGGGCAAAGAGCCAGAACAGTATCTGGTTAAAGATCTAAATCCAAACTTTAAGAACCTAACTGCTACAGCCATTGCGGCCACAGACACCTATATGAATCATCCACAGGTGGGTGGACCAAATGGCGGGTATGTGCAACCAGCCGCACCCGGTGGCGGCGGTGGCGGAAGCCGTTTCCAGCATGCTCAAAACGAGTATGCGATTGCCGCAGAACACATTGTACACCTGAGTTTAACAGAAGGTCTGGACGTGTTTTGGCCTTTCGGAAACTCTGTATTAGAGAACATTTTTAAGGTGTTTAAGCAGAAAGAACTGCTAGAAGACGCTATTATTATCTATCGCGTACAACGTGCTCCAGAGCGCAGAGTATTTAAAATTGACGTAGGAAACATGCCTAGCCATATGGCTATGGCGTTTGTAGAGCGTGTAAAGAACGAAATACATCAAAGACGTATTCCTACACAAAGCGGTGGCGGACAAAACATGATGGATGCTACATACAATCCACTGGCTGTTAACGAAGATTACTTCTTCCCTGTAACAGCAGACGGACGTGGCTCCAGTGTTGAACCATTTCCTGGAGGCCAAAATCTTGGCGAAATTACTGATCTACACTTTTTTACTAATAAGTTATTCCGCGGTCTGCGCATACCTAGTTCATATCTGCCAACTGGTTTAGATGACGGTGCGCAAGGCTCGTTTACTGATGGTAAAGTGGGCACAGCAATGATTCAGGAATGGCGCTTTAACCAGTACTGTATACGACTACAGAAGATGATTGTTGAAACTCTAGACAAGGAGTTCAAGACATTCATGCGCTGGCGCGGTGTAAACATTGACAATCAACTGTTTGATTTGATTTTCAATGAGCCGCAGAACTTTGCATCATATCGTCAAGCTGAAGTAGATAGTGCCCGTATCAACACATTTACACAGCTAGAACAGTTTCCATATCTGAGCAAGCGTTTCCTAATGACTCGCTATCTGGGCCTAACAGAAGCTGAAATGTCAGACAACGAGCGCATGTGGAGCGAAGAGCAGGGCGATGTTGAAAATGCACCAGCTGAAGAAGCAGGATTGCGTAGTGTAGGTGTAAGCCCAGGTGGTATGCAAAGCGACTTGGACAACCTAGAAACTCCTCCTGAACCAGGTGCAGAAGGCGGTGATCCAGAAGCCGCGCCCACAGGCGAAGCCCCGGGTGGCGCTAATTTAACCACTCCGGGCGTGTAATATCCAATTGGGTATAAATAATACATTATGAATGTATTTGAATTATTTGACCCGTCTCCAGATCACACAGGATACAGCACAGAAAAAGATGACAATTCTGTGCTGAAACTCAGTGATCTCCGCAAAACCAGACTCAGCTTAGATCAGATCAATCGCATGAGAGTCATGAATGATGTGCGTAATCTCGAGCATGAAAAGAAGCTGACCAAGGTATCAAAACAGTATAAAGCCGCCGGTGGCGGTGATGCAATGGGCGGTGGGGCCCCTGCATCAGTTTAATAACCGTGCTCTTATGATTCAATTTTGAGTCAAAAAACACCGTTATTTCACTCTTTTTTAATATACCCACTAAGTACGTTACAAAGCCCTAATTTAAGGAGTTCTAAATGAACAAGTATGAAAAATTAATTGAATATATCGTTAATGACGAACAGGATAAAGCCCGTGCGTTGTTCCACGATATTGTGGTAGAAAAAAGCCGCGGCATCTATGAATCAATGATGGACGACGACAGAGAACATCACGCAGGTGGTGACGAAGTTGAAGAACTAGTTGACGAAGTCAGTGCTGATCACGAAGGCATGCAAGAGGACGACGAAGAGTTTGCGCTAGACCATGAAGATGGTGAAGGCGAAGCAGGCGGCGAAATCGGCGATGAATTCGGCGGAGAAGAACACGGTGAAGAGGATCTAGAAGATCGCGTTATGGATCTAGAAGATGCTCTTGACGAATTAAAAGCATAATTTGATGCACTAATGTCAGACGAAGAGCATGAGCCAGAACACCACGACGGGATCGATGATCCAGAGTTCGGCGGCGAAATGGACGGCATGGGTGACGAAGAAGAAATGGAAGGCATGGGCATGATGGAAGGTAAACCTAAAAAAGGTGTAAATCCATTTGCTAAGAAAGATGACAAAGAAGACGACGAAGAAGAGGTTGAAGAATCTCGCAACTATCGTAAGTCTGACGCTGAAAAACTACGTGAATACGTGGACAAAGTAGGTGAAGTCTATAGCCAAGAGCCAGCAAAAGGTGAAGGCAAAACTGTTGGTACAGGCGGCGATAACCCAACTGTTAACAGCAAGTCAATCGTAGCTGGTAAGAACGACATGGGCGGTACAACTGCTAACATCGTAAAAGGTGGAGCAAATCAAAGCCCAGACAATAAAGCAGTTCCACAGCCAAGCAATGAGTACAGCAAAAAGAAAGGCGAACTAAAAGGCGCAGGTTCTTTCAAGAATGTACCAGGTGGTAACGCAGGCAAAACAGCCTACAAAGACCAAGCTAGCCGTCAACCTATCAAGAAAGACAGCGAAAGTGGCCAAACAGTAGGTACAGGTAGTTCCGACAAAGCTTCTCTTAACAAGAAGTCTGAAATCGGTGGTAAAGTACGTTAATAGAGAAACTTAGATATGGCTTTGTATCTTAAAGAGGCACTTACTTTTGATGCCGCTCGCATGGAAGTTCTCATGGAGGATGACCGCGACGGCAAAGGTGGTAAGAATCTCTATATGAAAGGGATATGCATCGAGGGTGGTGTCAAGAATGCCAACCAACGTGTGTATCCTGTTTCTGAAATAGAAAAAGCAGTTTCATCAATTAACGAACAAATCAAGGGCGGATATTCCGTTCTAGGGGAAGTAGATCACCCAGACGATCTTAAGATTAATTTAGACCGCGTGAGCCATATGATCACAGACATGTGGATGGATGGACACTGCGGTTATGGCAAATTAAAAATTCTTCCAACTCCGATGGGCAATCTGGTGAAAACCATGTTAGAAAGCGGTGTGAAGTTAGGTGTGAGCAGTCGTGGATCAGGTAATGTAAACGAAGGCTCCGGACAGGTCAGTGATTTTGAAATCATCACTGTGGACGTGGTTGCACAACCCTCAGCGCCACATGCGTACCCTAAAGCAATCTATGAAGGTCTTATGAATATGAGACATGGACATTTGGTTTTAGAGAATGCAAAAGAAGCTGGACAAGACCAGCGTGTGCAAAAGTATTTGAAAGAGCAGGTAACTCGCTTGATCAAAGACTTGAAAATATAGGAGAAGGTATAATGTTTGATGCTATCAAACCATTGTTGGATGCAGGCATTATCAACGAGGACACCAAAGTAGCTATTAACGAAGCATGGGAAGCCAAGCTAAGTGAAGCTAAAGAAGCTGTTCGCGCTGAATTGCGTGAGGAATTTGCTCAGCGTTATGAGCATGATAAATCTACTATGGTTGAAGCTCTTGACAACATGGTTACCGAGGCTTTGTCTGCGGAAATTAAAGAATTCCAAGACGAGAAACAAGCTCTAGCAGAAGATCGTGTGAAGTTCCGTACTCACATGCTTGAAAGCGCAGGAAAGTTTGACAACTTCATGGTTGCTAAACTATCTGCAGAGATCAAGGAATTGCGCGAAGATCGTAAACAGTATCAAAACTCAATCAAGAGTCTAGAGAAGTTTGTTATCGAAGCCCTTTCTACAGAGATCAAAGAGTTTGAACAGGATAAGAAAGCAGTTGTTGAAGCTCGTGTACGTCTAGTACGCGAAGGTAAACAAAAACTTGGTCAATTGAAATCTGATTTCATCGCCAAGAGCTCACGTCTTGTTAAAGAAGCTATTGCAACCAGCCTAGAGACTGAGTTAACTCAGTTGAAGGAAGACATCCAAACTGCTCGTGAGAACAATTTTGGTCGTCGTTTGTTTGAAGCATTCGCAGGCGAATTCGCTGTTACTCACCTAAATGAGAACAAAGAAATTGCTAAACTGCAAACTGCTGTAAAACAAAAAGAGCAACAACTTAAAGAAGCTAAATCAATCATGGAAAGAACATCCATGCTTGTTGAAAGCAAAGAGAAAGAAATTAAAGTTATCAAGGAATCACAAGATCGTAAGGCTAAACTGAACGCTCTATTGAAACCATTGAACGAAGAGAAAGCTACCATTATGAGTGAGCTTCTCGAAAATGTTCAGACCGATCGTCTTCAGTCTGCATTTGAAAAGTATCTACCGGCTGTACTTACAAACGGTCCATCCAAGGCACAGGCAGTTAAATCAGCCATGCTAACAGAAGGTCGTAAGGAAGTAACTGGAGATAAAACTACTGCTAAGGTCAGCGCATCTGATGATACCACTAACGTGATTGATATCAAGCGTTTAGCAGGGCTTAAATAACCCTAAACAGGAGAAGGAAAAATTATGACAACCGCACTATTAGAGAGCCGTTGGGGCGAAACCAAAGAAGCCCTGCTAGAAGGCCTACAAGGTTCACGTAGAACCTCCATGAGTGTTGTATTAGAAAACACTCGCAAGTACTTGGCAGAAAGTGCTACCTCAGGTGGCACATCAGCAGGTAACGTAGCAACACTTAACCGTGTTATTCTACCAGTTATCCGTCGTGTTATGCCAACAGTTATTGCAAACGAAATCGTTGGTATCCAGCCAATGACAGGTCCAGTTGCACAGATCCACACATTGCGTGTACGTTATGCTGATAGCATGACTGACAGCAGTGGTTATGGTACAAGCACACAATCTGGTGACGAGGCATTGTCTCCGTTCAAGATTGCTGTAGCTTACTCTGGTGTTACAGGCTCTTCAGCTGGTAACTTCGGTGGAACAAGCACAACAGGTGGCCCATCTTCAACAGCAACACTTGAAGGTTTGCCAGGTAACCGTTTGAACGTTCAAATCTTGAAACAAGTTGTAGAAGCGAAAACTCGCAAGCTATCAGCTCGTTGGACATTTGAAGCCGCGCAAGATGCACAATCAATGCACGGTCTAGACGTTGAAGCAGAAATCATGGCCGCTTTGGCACAAGAGATCACAGTTGAGATCGACCAAGAGATCCTAGGTTCACTACGTTCATTGGCCGCAACTGAGTACACATTTGACCAGTCAGCTGTGTCAGGTACAGCTACATTCGTTGGTGACGAACACGCCGCTTTGGCAGTTCTTATCAACCGTGCTAGTAACTTGATCGCACAACGCACACGTCGTGGTGCTGGTAACTGGGCAGTTGTATCTAGCGCCGCATTGACAGTATTGCAATCTGCAACTACTTCAGCGTTTGCTCGTACAACAGAAGGTACATTTGAAGCTCCTACAAACACCAAGTTTGTTGGTACATTGAATGGCGCAATGCGCATTTATGTTGATAGCTATGCTAGCGACAGCCAGTCAGTATTGGTTGGATACAAAGGTTCTAGCGAGGCTGATGCGGCCGCGTTCTATTGCCCATACATTCCTCTAATGAGTTCTGGTGTTGTTCTAGATCCATCAACATTCGAACCAGTAGTTGGCTTCATGACACGCTATGGATATGTTGAGTTGACAAACACAGCATCATCTCTAGGTAATGCCGCTGATTACTTGAGCGAAATCGCTGTTGCGAACTTGAGCTTCCAGTAATATTGGAATAAACTTTTTACCCTCGGGATGGGAAGTTACACTAAAGCGCCGCAAGGCGCTTTTTTGTTGAGCAAAAAAATAGCCCAGGGTCAACTGGGCTATTTAAAACTAACAGGAGTATGGAATGCAGTCTGACTTGCACAACATGTATGTATTATATGACGTAGAAAGGTAGAACACAAGTTTTCTGATAAATATATTTGTTCATAAGTCATTGTCTCTTAGAGATTTTGCGGTCCCCACCGCGAGGCCTAGAACGCTAACAAGGAGAAAACAAATGGGACGTCCTATTAAACAGAAGTGGTTAAATCCACAAACATACACATACGGTCAAGGACAAGGCGCCGGTGTGTTAGGTGGTGTTGGTGGTCAGAAGATTGCCGCAACCTCAGGTAACATTACACTAAACAGCATCACACGTGGCACAGGATATTATGCCGCTAACGTGAGTGCAACTATTGCCGCACCTGATCTTGATGATGGTGTACGAGCTACTGTAAGCACAGTATATTTGTTTGCTAACGGTGCTGTTAAATCGGTTGGGTTAGGCACAGTGGGTTCTGGATATACAACTACTAATCCAGCAATCACATTCTTTGGTGCTAACTCAGGCGCCGCAAGTGCAACAGCAACATTGGCCAATGCTAACTGGACTCCAGCCATACGTGGTAATGCCTGGTTCACTGGTACAACAACCGGTGACTATAATGCTGACTTTGTACGTCAGCGTGGTAGCAAGAGTTTTATCATGGCCAATGCCACAGCGGTTCATCAGACACTCAAACTACAAAGCAATATTGCAACAACCGGTACAGGTTCTAGCTATTCTACACTAGGTCCACAGCATGCTGGGTTTGTAACCATTGGTGCAGAGTTTGCTGATGGAAGCACATTTGCAATCAGCAAGATCACTGATCGTGTGGTACACAGTTCAACTGGTCAAGTTTACAAGTGGACTTTTGGCACAGCGGCCAATGTAAGTGCTAGCAACATCACAGTGAAAATTAACAACGTTTAATCTAAACACTAGGTAAAACACAATGGCTACTTCGGTAGCCATTTGTCTTTTGTGCTCCACTCAATCTAACATAAATAAAGCAAACGGCCTACAACTATGAGTATAATTAAAAATTCTGGCGGACCATACGTCATCCATACAATCAATCTAACTGATCCAATTATTTTGGATTCAGGTAATGTGATTGTGAATGGCAATTTGTTTGTCCGTGGTAACACCACAACTATCAGCACCACAAATACCACTTTGTACGATAACATCATTGAGCTTAATTCTGGCCTAGTAGGAACAGGACAAGGCCCAACACTGAATGCAGGCATACAGGTCGATCGTGGTACAAGTCCGAACGTTTCTATTATCTGGAATGAAGGAACGCAGAACTGGACAGTAACTAACAACGGAACAACATTTTATAACATTGTTGCAACCACAACTGGTAATACCAGAGTTGTTGATGATGCAAGTCCACAGCTGGGTGGAAACTTAAACACAGCCACCTATGCGATTGTTAACAACAACTCAAACAATATCTATATAGATCCAACAGTTGCACTACAGCTGGATGGTAATTTGCAGATGAAAAAATATGTCGGCGGTGGTACACCTACTTCTGTTAACAATTATGTGCTAATGACAGCATCAAATACCAGCACTGGTGGAACAGGACTTTTTATCACAACCGACGACGGAATTGTAAACCAAGAATTAATTACAAAATCTAGAGCAGTTGTTTACGCCATTATCTTTTAGGAACCAACATGTCAATAGCAGGAAATTTACTTCAAAATACAAGCACAACCATTGTGTATACCAGCGCCGGTAATAGTGCTGTGACCACTGCATATCTATGCAATACCAGTGGATCTGCGGTACAGGCAAACGTATATGCAGTCCCGAGCACAGCCACAGCAAACGTAAAAAATCAAATCTACGCAAACCTAACAGTTGCTGGCTATGATACCTACGTAATGGAATGGGAAAGATTATTGTTTAACAATGGTGATACTCTACAGATTAAACCAACTGTGGCAAATGCAGTCAGTGTAACAGTCAGCTTCACAGGAATTTAATATGGGACGTTTTGCTAGTAATCGTCAGATAAAAGGACAGAGCTATAGTGTACAGCTACCTCAGGCCACGACAGCATTCAACTACGGTAACCCAGCAGTGGTTGGTTCTATTAGATTTGTAACAGATACCAACGTGGTACAGTACTACGACGCTACAAACAGCATCTGGCAAACATTTGCCAAAGTTGGCAATGCAACTATCAAGAAAGACAGCTCACTAACTCCACAAGGTGGCGGAGCAACCCTGTCAACACCAAACAGCGTTCTAACCACATTCACCATGTCTGTTGCGTATGCCGCAGGATCAGAATCTCAGGTATTGGTCTTCCTAGGCGGTGTTTATCAAAATCCTGGAGTTGCATACACTTTCAGTGGTAGTGCTAGTACCACTATCACATTTACATCTGCTCCGCCAACCGGACAAGTCCTGGTAATATTACACAATTTTGCAAGTACTACAACGCCTTAATTGCTATCAATAAATAAGCAATAGGGAGTGTACTAATGGCAATATCTCGAGTTGAAGGACCCATGCTCCTGACGAATTTAGATCGTCAGGGCGTTGATTTATCCTTCACTACAAACCCAGGAACTGGAACACAAACATTGGTGTACATGGATTTCACCAATTTCAAGCTGGGTGTTAATACTGCCACGCTAGCAGAAGTTCTGACAGTAAATGGAAACATTGTTGTTAATAACTGGATCAAAAGTCCAAGTGGAACCAATGCCAATATCTATATCATCCCAGACGGCAGTGGTAACGTTACCATCACCAATGCTAACATTCGTTCAGGTAGCATCAATGGAACAACAATTGGTGCGACCACAACTGCCAATGCTTTCTTTTCCTACAGCAATGTAACTTCAAAATTCACAGCAGGACTGATACAGGCAACAAATATTGGTGCTAACTCTATTCCTGTATCCAATGGTGCGGCATTCTTTAGCGATCCTAAACTGCAATGGTTCTCTGCAAACAGTACCTTGTTTGCTAACACCCTGATCACAGGAGGAACAGTTGGATACACCAACCTAAACATCACCGGGCAGTTTATCTATAATCCAGGAACAGCCAACTATGTTCCTTTCTTCGCGGCAAACAACATGATGATTGTGAGCCCAGGACATCAGTACTTTGCAGGCAACAGCACATTAAGAGCAAATACAATAACCAGTCCTGGTCTTGCAACAGGTGGAATTCCTTTTGTAACCACAGGAAATACACTGGAAACGGGTAGCGGTCTGCTCTATGATGGCACCAATTTTAGTGTTCCAACAGGCACGACCACAATTTCAAAATTGCAATTTGGTGCAACAGCAGACGGCCAAACAATATCAACCACGGTGATTGACGTTCCTCTGTATCTAAGACCGCAAGGACTTGGCACAGTTGATGTAAGCGGATTCCGTATTACCACACTAGCTGATCCGGTTAACAATACCGATGCGGCAACAAAAGAATATGTTGATGCCAGAACTGTGGGCATTGGTGCAAACGTTATTACACAGGGAACAAGCAAGGTCAGTGTATTTGATCAATCCAATGATCCTAATAGCGGACTACCAACTGCTAATATTGTGATAGCAGTCAATGGCGGTATTGTTGCACAATTTTTACCATATGCTCCGGCTACTTCTCCGGCACTAACAGGCTATAGTTATTTTGGTGACTGGCAAATTTATAATAATACTCTGCAGGCCACCTACGGTGATGCAACCATTATTCCGGCTGGCACTGGTAAAGTTACCTTGCAAGCAACCACAGCAGTTAGTCTACCAACGGGCGCAACAGGACAACGTCCGGTATTACCAGCCATCGGTGATTTTAGATTCAACAACGAACTAGGCACTGTAGAATGGTATAACGGTGCAACCTGGACTCCGGGCGCAAGTTCAACAACCACAGCTAGCCAGGTGTTTACTCCAGATGGCGTTAGCAAGATCTACACCCTATCACAAAATGCATCGAGTTCGTCTGTGCTAGTCATACTAAACGGTGTGATACAACAGGCTGATGTGGCATACGCAGTAACCGGCGGAACAACACTAACATTCTTGGCAGAAGCACCGCTAACAACAGACATTGTAGAAATTAGGTATCTGGCGTCGAATATGATCTATTCGTCGAGCCCAACTTTTATCAATACAGCATTTGCAAATATTGCTACTGCACCTGGCGGCGGTACTGCACTTGATAGTTTTTACACAACCCAATATGTAGCATCCAGCTATCAGTTTGTGATAAAAAACACAACAACTGGACAGTATCAAATGGGCACAGCCTATTTGGTACAAAACGGAATAACAGCCAACGTACAAACAACGATCCAGACCACAGTGGGTACGGCCAACACATTGATCACATGGTCAGCAACAGACAGCCTGGGCTATGTGACCCTTAAAGCCACAGCTACTCTAGCAAACACCTACGTGAAACTCAGTAGAACATATTTCAACCAGCTCTAATCTGGGTAGTTTACCTTTTTATGGTGTACAGCCCGGATTACGAGATTTTGGCTAAATAGATGTAACACAAGTCTTTCAGGAGCTAGCTAAATGGCTGTTACACGAATTAATAATAATCAGATTGCCAATGCAACCATCATTGCCAGTCAAAAGGTTTCCCCAGGAACCATCGTAGATTCTCTATTTGCGGCGAACTTAAACATTAGTTCGAATATTACCATCATTGGTAATTTGCAAGTTCAGGGAACTACTTCTACTGTTCAAAGCGTTAACACGCTGATCAACGACCCTATTGTTATTTTTAACAATGGCTACTCCGGAACACCTGCGTATGACGTGGGTATTTTGGTAAATCGCACATATCCATCATACTACAATGCGGCCTGGGTCTGGCGCGAAGCCAACGTTGGCTTCGCAGGTGTACTTACTTCTGAACTAGGCTCTACAACAGGCTCTATTAACAACACAACCTATGCTAACCTGATCATTGGTAACACTACCATTGAAGGCTATAGTGTAAACTCTGTCAGCCCATCCAGTGGTGCATTTACTGTACACGGTGGTACTGGTATTAGTGCTAACTTGAACGTTGGCGGTACTGGCACAGGATTCGGACAATCATTTAACTCAGCAATAACAGCAATTAGCAGTAACACTGGTATTGTAAATATTACACAACTGTCAAGCACTCGTCCAGGCTTGATGATCACTGATACAAACAACAACGGTGCGTTGACTCTACGCACCGGCGCATTTGGCGGACAACTTGCCACATATGGTGGCACAAACAACGACATCTATATCCAGCCAAACAGTGGCGCAAGTTTACACTTGGCCGCAGGTAACGGTGCAGTTATTGCCGAGAACGGTATTAACTCAACCAATCCTAACGTTGGTGCTATTGTGATAACAGGTTCAGGTGGCATCGGTATTGGTGGTAACCTAAACGTTGGTACAGCTGGTGCATTTGAATTCAGCGCAGGATCAGCACACATTATCCTACAAAGTGCTCATACCAATGATATCGTAGTTGCTAAACACGTTCTTAAAACCGGTATTGGTGCAAACGTCACTGTGCTCGGTGCAGGCTCTGGTACAACCAGCATTGGTGTTAATTCAACCTTGCTGGGTTATGGTGCAGGACCAGCCGCAACAGGAACAAACGCAACCTACGTTGGTACACTAGCAGGTAACCTGGCAACAGGAACACAAAACGCATTCTTTGGCTACAATGCAGGTAGCCTGGTAACCTCAGGCACTAACAACGTGATTGTTGGTAGCTATGACGGTAACGTTATTGCCACACAAAGTAACCAAGTGGTTATAGCAGACGGTGCAGGCAATCCACGTGTTCGTATTGACAACACAGGCAATACATTTGTTGTCAGTGGTGTAAACAGCACAACAGCCAACACAGGTGCATTCACTGTACAAGGTGGTGCGGGCATTGGTGGTAACCTAAACGTAGGTGGCGCGATCGGCCTAGCAAGCGGCCGTTTGATTGTTGATGCAACACAAACAGGTATTGTTATTGCGGCTAACACAGCAACATCAAGACTTGGAACAGGAACAACAGTAATTGGTCAATTGATCAACAGCACAAGTCCTGCCGCGATTGGACAAAATTCTACCATTGTTGGTTACAATGCATTTAATACAGGCAACGTAAGCGCAACTGGAATGACCATTGTTGGTGCCAGTGCAGGTGCCGCGGGCCCAGGACTTAACTCAACCTTCTATGGTTTGAATGCTGGTACACTTACAACTGGTGCATTGAACACACTTATCGGACCCAATGCTGGTAGTGCATTAACAACAGGCTCAGCAGTCACAGTACTTGGTGCAAACACCATGACTGGTATGAGCACAGTCAACAACTATGTGATGATCAGTGATGGTTCTGGTAACGGACGCATCTCAGCTGACAACCAAGGTGTTGTAACAATATATGGTTCAACCAACTCTACTAACCCAGTAAACGGTGGCTTGATCGTACAAGGCGGACTTGGTGTTGGACTAGACACATTCATGGGCGGTAACCTAACAGTTTCCGGCAACCTAGTAGTACTAGGCATAACAACCACCACAAACAGTAATACAGTAACCATTGAAGACAGTACCATTGCATTGCACTTCTTTGCTAACCTGGTTCCGCTTAACTTTAACGATGGTAAAGATATTGGTGTTATCACCAACTACTATACCAATACAGCACAAAAATCATTCTTTGGATGGCAGAACAGTACCAGCAACTTTGTATACATTGACCGTGCAACAGAATCAGCTGGTAATGTAATATCCGGCACCTACGGTAACGTACAGTTTGGTAGCTTGTGGTTGAGTAACACCACAGCCAGTGGATCACAAACAACAGGCGCATTGGTTGTCAAAGGCGGTATTGGTGCAGGCGCACTCAGCTACTTGAATAGCCTGGTTGTAGATAACAACCTAACAGCCAGTGGTGCCGGCGCACAAATCACATTCAGCCCAACTGGTGCAGGATCAATCACAGTTAATCCAGCAACACAAGGTGTAATGGACAACGTTAAGATTGGTGCAACAACACCGGCCAATGGAACATTTACCAATCTAGTAGTAAGCGGGTCAACTACCCCAGCTGGATATAATGCAACATTCAGCGGACTTGGTTTTGTTAATGTAAGCCCAACAGGCACAACAGTTATTAACCCAACTGCAACTGGTAACATGGACAACATGTATATCGGTAATACAACTCCACGCCAGGGTAACTTTACATCAGTATCAGTTGTTCAAGATCTGAAACTGAATGCATTTACTAGCAACAGCGCATTGTTTGTTTCACAAGGTAACCTGAGTGTAGACCAAAAGAACGAAGCGTTCAACTTCCAGCGTTCAACTGGCAACACATTCGCAACAGTAGCACTGGGCGTTGGTCATAGCGCACAAGCTGACCTGTTGGTACAAGGTACTGATACTATTAACATCAAGTATCAGATTGATTCATACCTACCACAGAGTTTGACAGCGGCCAACACACTGAGTCAGAGTGCAGGACACACAGTCTCTACCACACGTGGTACGCCTACTGCACCATTGATTAACCAAGACGGTGACTTTATTGGTCTATTTGGTTCTTATGCTTGGTCTGGTGCAACACCACAGTTCTATGACACCGGCTCATTGCGTTTTGTTGTACAAGGTACCACAGGCGCCGCCAGCGGTATTGGTGGCCAGGCACAGTTGTGGACCAAGCAGGACAACGGTTCAAGCACACTAGCACTTCGTGTTGATGCAAATCAAACAGCAACATTCTATGGACAGGTTGTGGTTGCAAATACCACAGCAACTACCAATAGTACCACTGGTGCATTGTATGTAACCGGCGGTATGAGTGCAGGCGGTAACATTGTTGTTGCACAAAGCGCAAGATTTAACGACACACAAAATGCCAACCGCGACTTCTATGTACGTGGTGGCAACGATGCTACATTGATCTGGGCCAACACAGCACCTGGATATAACACAGTGATAGTTGGTAACAGCGCAGTAGCGGCTAACCTTGTGGTTGGTGCCAAGTTGCAGGTTTATTCCACAGATTCTATGTTACCTCCGGTTGGACGTTCAGATCAAAGACCGGCGAACCCTGTATTGGGCATGTTCCGTTACAACAATATTTTACAAGATATTGAATACTATACAGGAGCAGGCCCAAACAATGGTTGGTATAACCCACAGTCGGGTGCTGGTTCAACTGTTGTAAGTGATAACCAATACAATGGTGATGGTACAACAACAACCTTTGTGATGTCACAAGGTGGCACAACCAATTCAACATTTGTTGCTATCAACGGTGTGACGCAGATTCCAACGCTGGCATACTCTGTGTTCTCGGGCAACACCAGTGTGGTATTCACTGAAGCACCGGCACCGGGCGACTTGATCGATATTAGAAGTATCAGTATTCCTGCATCAGTAACTGCGATTGCGGCTCCGTTGGGATTTGTATCTGTATACTCACAAAACGATGGTACATATTTCACCACTGGTCAGAACTCTGCCAACGTTAGCGTTCGCATAGTCGGTAACACCACAGGTGGTGTGAACTATTATTCAAGTAACACCGCAGTTGGATCAAGTCCAACAGTGATTGACAGCTTCCCAATCCAGTATGTGCGTAATGCAAAATACCAGATAACGGTATACAATCCAACTGCACCATCTGCCAACTCGTTTGAAACAAGTGAAGTCATGGTTTTACAAGATGGTACAAACGCTTATCGCACTCAATATGCCAAGGTTTATAACAATGCATCTTTGGGAAGTGTAACAGCTAGTGTAACCAGTGGCAACGTCTACGTATTCTACTCTGGAGTAAACTCTGGAAACTATGTATATGTACAAGCAAATTACTTTAGTTAATACATAGATAAATAGAACATTAAGGACCAAATAGCATGGCAAATACAAATTTTGAAGTTGACGTAGGGTTAAAGGCTAATGGTGTATTAATCACCACAGCAAATAACACTATCACAACCACAGGAAATATTGTTCTGGGCGGATTGTCATTGACAGCCGCAAATAACACTATTACAACCACTGGAAATATTGTTATCAACAATGCATTCCGAAACACAACGGCAAACTCAATACCAACAACAAGTTATGTTCAAAACATGGCGGTTGTGTTCGGTATATAAGAATGCAGGATAAATAAGTTTATTAAACAAGGTAGATAAAAATGGCAAGAAAGTCGCTTTATAATTATATTTTCACTCCAGGTCTAACCACCGCTGGAACTGTTATCGTCCCAGACCCATACAAATTGGGCGACATCTTGATGATAACCAACGTTACTCGTAACACCGTAATCTACAACTTTGCAGATCCAACTCGCGGCGGCACATTAACATATACAAACAGTCCGAACGTTACAGCCACTTCGCCAGCTGGTACTAACCTATCAGCCGGGCAGGCCATTTTTAGTAATCTTAACAACGGATATACAACGATCAACCTGACATTTGATACACAAACAGCAGGCCATGCCGCAACTGATGTGTTACAAATCTATGTTGAGTCCATGGAACTAAGAGTTCGACCATACGACTTTGGTGTTGATGCAGTTGAGCGTATGAAGATCGCGGCTCCCCAGAGCTTGATTGATGCTGACTTTGAGTACGGACTACAATCTACCAAGTGGGTACAGTATTCAAATGTTAACGACATGCCAATGGGCTTTGAGCAACCAGGTACAGACCTATACCCAGGTATTGGTAGCTATGCTACATTCCTGGGCGGTGCCGGTGCGGCAAGCACCTGGATTAGCAGTACAGCGCAGACAAACATTTTACTACAGAATCAAGGATATGATGGTGGTGGCCAATTCTCACAAAATGGCCCACGTGCCTGGACCAATGAATATGCATTGGTTATTGCACAAGGACAAGCAGGCCAAGCAAACTGCGCGGCAGGCACAACATACATCACAAACGTATTGCCAATTCAGCCAGCAACCGGTGGCGCATTGCAACGTTCGTTCACAGTTGCTAACACAGCCGCCTGGTCACCAGGTGACATCTTGGCAGTGGTTGAAATGCCAGGTGAAGGTATACAAGCCGGTGCCACAACAGGATCAGCAGTGGTTGCTCAAGTTCTTACCACATCTCTAACAGCAGGTGTAACTGCACTTGCGGCCAACAACACAGCTATTGCGGCCAATGCTATCATCATGGCACAAACCAGCCAATTTGGTGTGTGGGAAGCCATGCAGGTATCGGCTGGTGGCGGTTCAGCCGCTTTGACAGTTATTCGTAACCTATGGGGTACAAACAGCGGTAATGCAAGTATTCCAGTTGGCGGATTGATTCGCCAACTGTCAGGTAATACCACATCATTCTATTCCAATGCCAACGTTGAGACCATGCGTCTAGACAGCATTGACAGCGACTCACAATTCACAGTCACACGTTCATGGTTCAACGTTAACGCCAGCCCAACATTTGGTGCTAACTCCATTGTGTTTAAAGTTAACCACAGAGTAAACCAACAGGGTGTTACTCCTCTGGATGCAGGCAACATTGAAATTGTTCGTGGAAGCGTAGTTAACCCTGTTAACTTGAGCGGTAACCCAGGTCAAGTTATTGCACGTGGTCAACTGGGCACAACACCATTGAGCAATGCCGGTCCTGGATCATTGTTTATTCCTTTGACAGGTATCTTCCACACAGGTAATGTCAGCGTACCAAGCGTAACAGCATACATTCCAAGCCATGGTATAGCACAGTTTGCCAACGCTAACATTGCCAACTGCTTTGTTAGCACCATTGGTCTAAGCCAGGCAATTACGGTTAGTAACGTTGAAGGAGTGTATGTAAACACCATCAACGATCGTGACTATATTAAATATTATCCAAAGATTGGCGCTAACCAGTTGCCAGGATATCAGATCAACATCAATGATGCGCAGACAGTGGTACGTCGTGGCGGTTTATATAATGGTGCTAACCTTGTGGTTGCCAACGTGACTTCAAACGTTGGCTCGCCAAGTTTAATGACAATTACCACAGTTTGGCCACATGGATTGCTTCCAGGTGCCGCGATTCAGGTTAGTATGCAAACCAGTGCCGGTCTGATCGATGCTCCTAGTGGACAGTTTATTATTACATCAGTTCCGACAACAACTTCATTGACCTATATTGCCAAGGCAAATATTGCAGTCAACACAGCAGGCCTGACAGGCTTGGTTGCTAACGTAACACCGTTTGCACAAGGTCTAGTAAAACACCGTCCAATTGACGGTGGTAACAACATTGGTACCAACACGCCAGCTCATGGATATGAGATGACACGTCAGACCAAGAAATATTTCCGTTATCAATCTGGCAAAGGCACAATGTTCACGACTGGTACACAGTTTAATCCTGTGTTCACCTTGGCTAACATTGTGGCAAATGCAACATCGATTCCTGCATTGATCACAATTACAACAGAAAACGAACACGGTTTGCAGGCCAATGCCAACGTTCAGATCTATGGCGTAACAACCACCGGTTATAACGGTAACTACCTAGTTGCCAACGTAGGCGGAAACAACAACTTTAGCGTGATTGCAACTTCTGTTGCACCTGCCGCACTAGTTCCAACCTGGGGATATACCCCATCGGTCTCTGGAAGCAGTTATCAAAACGTCAACTACCCACGTGTGGTAATACAAAAATGGCATGGTAGCAAAATCCGTGCAGGTATTTTTGATGATAAAGACGGTGTATTCATGGAATACGACGGTAACCAGCTGTTTGCAGTCAAGCGTAACAGCACACAAGATCTAGCTGGTCGTATCAGTATTGCTGTTAACAGCAAGTATGTGGTTGGCGATGTAAGCACACGTTTCCAAGACCAATTGATCGCAGGCGATCAAATTGTTATTCGTGGTATGGTACATACTGTTAGTCGTATAGTGGATCAGAATCACTTGTACGTAACTCCAGTATATCGTGGAACAATCAACGCACAAGATGTGCGCACAACAACAATCAAAGAAGAGCGCACTCCGCAAAAATTCTTTAACATGGACCGTGCTGATGGCACAGGCCCAAGTGGTTATGTGATAAACTTGACCAAGATGCAGATGATTGGTATCCAGTTCACCTGGTATGGTGCTGGATTCGTTGACTACATGGTACGCTCAATCGACGGCCGCATGATTATCATGCATCGTAGCAAAGGTAACAACACCAATGACGAAGCCTACATGCGTACAGGTAACTTGCCAGCACGTTACCAGGCATCTAACAAAGGTCCACGCACATGGACCAGTTATACAATCGTTCCGGGCGCAACAGAAATTCGTTTGTACGATCCGAGCGAGTTTCCAAATGCAACAGCAACAAGCCAAACAATTACCCTGGCGATTGACAATGAATTGATCAGCTACAACGGTGGTCCATGGGCCAACGGTAACGTTACTGGACTAGTTCGTGGTGCTAGCATCAATGCATTTGAACTAGGTTCAAACATTGCAAAATATTCAGGATCTAATGCAGGCACTACCTGGATTGGTGATGGATTGGTTAACACCGTCAACGGACCATGGGCGGCATCATGCTTTGCTCCTGCTCCTACACTACTAGCTGGTGTAGCCGGTGGTAACCCAGGTCTGTTTGTAGCGGTCGCAGGTTATGCAAACGGTACAACCAGTGCTCAAACAGCATACAGCTATGACGGTGTTAACTGGCAAGCTGGTCCAGCATTGCCAAGCTCAAGTGCATGGTTCAACGTCCAGTATGGTAATATCAACGGCACTGACTACTGGGTAGCAATCAGCCAGACGTCTGGTACAGTTGGCGCATGGACCAGCAACCCAATTTCAGGAACCTGGACAGCAGTAACAATGCCATCTACGCAGAACTGGACAGGACTGGCATTTGGCTACGATAACAACAACGTTGCACGTTTTGTTGCAACAGGCGGCGGTGGTCAAGGTGGTGCCGCAACCACAACAGGAACAGCATACAGTTCGGGTACAAACGGTGCTCCGACTGCGTTCACCACTGGTGGTACAGTACCTTCAGGACAGTACGTAAGTGTGGCATTTGGTCGCACATCAGGTACAGTGGCCGCAGGTCAAGCAACTCCAATCAACAACAATTACTTTGTTGCAGTTAACCAAACAGCAGGCACAGGTGCCATAATATATTCATCCAATGGTGGTGTAACATGGGCGGCCGCAACTATCACCAGCCAAGGCTTCAGTAGCATCGCATTTGGTAACAACACCTGGATTGCAGTTTCTGGTGCTATGGGCTCAAATGGTGCAAGTGGTGCAAACTTCCAATGGATCCAGGGTAACCCAACAGGTACATGGACACAGACAGTAACAATATTATCAACCACATGGCGTAACATCACTTATAACCCATACGGCGCAGGCACAGCAGGTCAGTTCTGGGCGGTAAGTGATACTGTTGGTGCTCCGGCAATGTATACCACTAACCTGGCATCAGTAACAGCAACAGGCCCAGTGGCACCAACCTGGGCTATTGCATACGCACCAAGCACAGGTCATCAGTACCAAACTGTGGTAGCTGGTCAAGGTTCAGTAGCAACAATAGCCAACGTTCTTTATCAGTCAGCGATCAATACCACTGGTGCTCAAAGCATATACGGCGGCATCAGCGGTAACTTAATGGCCGCAGGGTTACCAAACCAAATTGGTAACTGGGGCAATGCCACAGCATACGGCGACGGTCTAATTGTTTCTATGCAGTACAATGCTGGTAACGTTGCAGTCAGCTTCAACGGTGGACGTCAATGGGCCAATACAGCAACAGGTACAACTGGAGTTGCGGCGCTGGTTGGCGGACAGGTACAGCCATGGACAGGTATCGCATACGCACCAAGCATTGGCCTAGGTGGACAAGGTCGCTTTGTTGCAATCGCTGGTAACACAGCAGGCGCAAGCCAAACAGGCTGGCAAGATGCGGCAACAATTATCTCAACACCAATGGCGTCATGGAACACAGGTGGTGTATTACCGAGTGTAACATACTGGCAAGATATCACATATATCAACGGTGCATTTGTAACCATTGCAAACTCTGCAACACCTACATCTGCATACAGCTCAACAGGTGGCCAATCATGGACAGCAGTTTCAACAGGCTTGACAGGTAGTAGCTACTCTGCACTGGCCAGTGGATATTTCCCAACACAGGCCAACTCTTATGTGGTTGTTGCAACAAGTGCTACCCAAGGGCAGGCAGTTGCAGTTGCTAACGTTCAAGTGGTCAACGGCGTAAGCACACTAAGTAGCTGGCAGTATTTTGTAACCGGCATGCCAACTGGCGATACATGGACCAGCGTAGCATTCGGCCAAAACACCAGCGTGTCACCAGTGGTTCCAACATTTGTTGCGATTGCAGGTAACACCAGTGCAACAGGTGGTCAGCGTACAGCATACTCCACTAACGGTACAACATGGACAGCAGGTGGTAACTTACCAAGCGCAGGTTACTGGAAGAAAGTTGCATATGGTGCAAACGGTGTTTGGGTAGCTATACAGCAGAGTACAACCGCAGGCACAGCATCAACAAACGCGGCCTACTCAACCAATGCAGGCGTTACATGGACAGCGGCAACACTGCCAGTAACTGACTATTGGAACAACGTGGTATATGCCAGAGAGTTCAACCAGTTTGTTGCAGTATCCGGTGGTGGACAAGTGTTCCAGGCCGCAGGCGGCGGCAACGTTGCAATCAGTGCAAGCACAGGCGGATTAGGCGCTGTTCACTCAGCCAACACAGGTGTACGTGTGGTAAGTGTTACAGCAAGTCCAGACTTGAATCACTGGGGTAGTGCGATTATCATGGACGGTGGTTTCACAACAGACCGTACCTATACATTCACATACAACGCTACTAACTTCATTGTAACACCAGTAGCAGTACCGCAAACAGCGTTCATGATGCGTCTTGCACCAACATTGAGTTCTGGTATCTCAGGCGAAGTAGGTGTTAAAGATCTACTAAACCGTGCGCAGGTGCTGTTGACCAGCATGTATGTTAACGTTAACAATGCCGCATCACGTTTCCTAGTACAAGGTATTTTGAACCCAAGTAACATCCTGCTAGCCAACTGGAAGCCGTTGAATACAGGTACAACATACTTACAACCAAGCTTCTCGCAATTCGTTGCTAACACTGGTTTTGGTACATCGGCCGCACAGATTCAATTCTTAGGTCAGCCTAATGCGGCATCAGGACAAGTTGCTAATGCGGCAACAGGTGGCGAGCAGTTGTTTAGTATTCCAGTTACACAAACCAACTCCGGATTCTTGGATTTGAGTTTGATCAAGGAAATTACTTCCATGGTGTTGCCAGGTACTGGATCATATCCAAATGGTAACGAAGTACTAGCAATTAACTTTATTCCGGTTAACCCACAAACAGTTAACTTGAATGCCAACGTTGACGTTCAGTTAACATATACAGAATCACAAGCATAACACTTGTTTTACTGTACCAAAAAGGGCCTCCGGGCCCTTTTTTGTTATTTGTTTGATCCCATAAATACATTAAATCCACGGAATAGACAATGGCATTAACCAGACCAAAATATAGTAGTATTGTTGATACAGATTACAAGCAGAGTGTTAGGGTAATTACAACCACAAACATCACTCTTGCTGGCGGCGCACCTAGTACCTACGACGGTGTGACATTCTCCGCAGGAGATCGTGTTCTTGTTAATGCACAAAGCACAAGCAGTCAAAACGGTATCTATGTCGTACAAACACTAGGCTCCGGATCAAATGGTACATGGATACGCTCACCTGATTCAAACCTAAGTGCTTATGTAACAGCTGGCATGCGCACCTTTATTGGAGAAGGCACATACGCAGGCACAGAATACAGACTGGTTACTCCAGATCCAATCACGCTGGACAGCACAAGTCTAAGTTTTCAATCCACTGCGGCCACAGTAAGTGGCACAAGCAAAGCAGTACAGTTTAACAATGCAGGCTTTATTGCAGGTGCGGCCAATCTAGTCTACGACAACATAACAGGCAACGTATCAATTGCAACAACTACAGCAACCGTAAGCGACAGCACTGGTGCACTGGTTGTTAAAGGCGGAGTTGGTGTTGCTGGCAATGTGTATGCCACTGGTAGACTGACCGTTGGCGGGGTTACTACATTCAATAGCAACGTGGTTATTGTTGGTAACTTGACCACACTGGGCAACACATTTATTACCAATAGCACTGACCTGAGTATTCAAGACAGTATCATTAACCTGCACAGTCCTGCAGATCTCACACCTCTTGTTACCAATGATGGACTAGATATTGGTATCAAGTTCCACTACTACGACACCGCAGATAGCCATGCGTTCATTGGACGAGCGAATGATTCGGGTTATCTAGAATGGTATGATAAAGGTAACGATGTTGCTGGCGTATTCACTGGCACATCTTACGGTACAATCAAAACTGGCAATATACTGTTAACTGGCAATACCTATCGTGGCACCAGTACCATCGGGTCGGCTATACCAACACATGCCATTGCCTATACCACACAAAGCGCAACACCTCCTGCCAGTCCACAAACTGGTGACCAATGGTATGATACCTCCACAGATACACTATACGAATGGGTAACAGATGGTACCAGCAGTTTTTGGGTTGATAAACTAAGCCAACCAGTTGCAATCAGTTTTGCAAGTCAATCAACTGCGCCCACTGGAGCCAAAAGCGGCGACCAATGGTACGATACCTCCACAGACACACTCTACACCTATATCTATGATGGACTTAGCTACAACTGGGTAGACTTCTCTAGCA